ATGCGCATTGGGCGCTGTTCACGGCGAATCGCGGCTGGATCGTGCTGCACGACGCCATCTTGAACGCGCTCACCCGCAAGGTGGGCTGGCTGCGCTGGCGCTGGGGCGAGCGGCGCAGCCAGCGCGTCGAAGATTGCGACCGGCTGTTGTCGCCGCAACTGCGCGCACTGCTGGCCGAGCCGGGCATCATCGCGCAGCGCGTGACCAAGCGACCCATGCTGCCGTCCGAGCAACGCGCGATCACCGCGACGCCGGAGGGGGCGGCGTATTTTGGCGCCGGCGGGCCGCCGGTGCTGTATGGCGCGCGCATCACCCGCACCGCGGCGCGGTCCTGGCCGATCGTTGAGTCGGTGTCGCCGGAAAGCATCTGGATCGTCGCCGACGCCGACCAGGCGCAGACCGCACGGGCGATTTTCCATATTCGCGATCTGCCGGCCTCGGATCTGATCGCCGCCGGCTTGCCCGCCGAGGCGGTGCATCGTGCCGCGCAGGCGGAAACCACCACGCCGCGTCAGCGCCGCGAACTGGCCGCGCGCGATCCAGTCAGCGGCCGGGCGATGCGCGTGCAGCAGCCCGGCAGCGACACATCGATGAAGCTGGTCCGCTACGTCGAGGGATGGTGTCAGATGGACACCGACGGCGACGGCGTGGCCGAGCTGATCCACACGCATGCCGTTGGCAGCTCGCCGACGCTCTGCCGCTGGGACCGCACTGACGAAGTGCCGCTGGCGGCAATGACGCCTTACCGCGAGCCGGGGCGAGTGATCGGCTACTCACAGGCCGACATGGTGATCGACCTGCAGAAGACCGAAACCCGCGTCATGCGGGCGACGCTGGACAGCCTGTCACAGTCGATCTTTCCGCGCACGGTGGTGCAGGTCGGTCAGGCGAATATCGAGGACACCAGGCAGACGGCGATCGGCGCCATTATCCGCGTGACGCAGCAAGGTGCGGTGTCGGAGTTGGCCAAGCCGTTCATCGGCGACAAGGCGCTCGGCGTGATGCAACAGCTCGAGGCGATCCGCGAGGGTCGCACCGGCATTACCCGCACGTCGCAGGGTTTGACCGCGGAATCGCTGCAAAGCACCACGCCGCTCGCGGTCGATGCGCAAACCGGCGCGGCGCAAGACCGCATCGATATGATCGCGCGCACCATGGCGGAAACCGGGCTGGTGCCGCTGTATCTCGGTCTGCTGCGGCTGATGGCAAAACACCAGGATCGGCCGAATGTTTTGTCGATCCGCGGCAAATGGGTGAATGTCGATCCGCGTGCGCTGTCGATCCTATGGGATGTGCAGACGAATATCGGCGGCAAAGGAACGCCGTCCGAGCGGCTGGCGATGCTGAACGCGATTGCCGGCAAGCAAGAGCAGATTTTGGCGCCGGCGGTGGCGCAGGGCATGCTCGACACGCCGATCGTCGGTCTGCCGCAGTACCGCAACACGCTGGCGCGGATGTGCGAAACCGCCGGGATCTCCGACGTGGTGAGCTATTTCAAGGAATTGCCGCCCAACTGGCAGCCGCCGCAACCGCCGCCGCCGAAACCGTCAACCGAAGAAGTGCTGGCACAGGTGGAAGCCGGCAAGTTGCAGGCATCTTCGCTCGATGACGCGCGCCAGGCGCAGACCGACCGGCTGAAGCTGGCGTTTGATGATGACCGCTCGCGCGCCGAGGCGGCGGTGACCGCGTGGGTGCAGGCTTATGCCACGGCGGCGGCGAACGGCACGCCATTGCCGAGCATCGATGATTTCAAGGCGGCGTTGCGCAGTCAGATTCCGATGGCGGCGCTGTTCGTGCAGCCGCCGGGGGCGCAGCCACAAGGCATTCCGACCGCCGGGGGTGCTCCCAATCCACCACCGCCAGCGCTCGGCGCACCGGCCCCCGGCCGGGGCGGCGCCGTCGCCGGGCCGCCTGGTGTCGCGCAACCGGGAAGCGCGACACCGCCCGCGGTCGGCGCGGCGCCGCCGGACCCTGCCGCAGTGCTGGCGATGCGGCGGGCGATGCTGTCGCGCGGCGGGCCGAACGCCGGCGCGATGCTGCTCGATCGCGCGGTGATGCCGCAGCCGCCGGGGCAAGGCTGATGGTGGAAATCACCGACGCCAACGCGCGCGCCGCCGCCGAGGCGGCCGGGCGGCTGCTGCATGATCCGTTTCTCGCGGAAACGCTCGATGAGATGACGCAACTCGCGACCGACACGGCGATCCGCGGGGCGAACAGCATCGTGCGGGAGGAATCCCGCCAAGAGGTCTTGGCGATCATCAAACTGCGCGGTTCACTGCAAACCGTTTTCGAGAGCTGGCAGACGGCGGCGGCGGTGTTGCAGCAAAGGCGCGCGCATGAGTGAGGAATCCCCGCCATGTTGCTTATCGTCCTGCTGCTGGTGATCCTGCTGCTGTTCGGCGGGGGATTCTACGGCTATCGCTCGGGCTATTACGGCGGCAACTACTATGGCGGTGGCATCGGCCTCGTGCTGCTGATCGTCGTGCTGCTGCTGTTGTTCGGCGGCTTCAGCTTTCCGCACCGCATCTGGTGAGCGCGTGAGCCGCAAGCCGCAGGCCGATCTGTTCAAGCGCCGCAAACCGACGGGCAACGCCAAGCAGCGTGCGGCCGCTGCGGCGGCGCAGCGGTTTGCCGAGCAATACCAGCGCTTGCTGCCAAAAACGCCGGTCCCGCCGGCGAAAGGTGACAAATCATGAGCGAATCATCCGGCGGCAGCGCGCCGCCTCCCGCCACCGGCCAACCGGCGGCTGGTGGCGATGTCAAACCGGCCGCGGTGACGCCGCTGGGCTCGTCGCCGGCGCTGCAGGGCGGTATTTCGCTGGATGACGCGATCAAGCAGGTGGGCGAGACTCGCCAGCGTCGTGCGCGCCCGTCGCGGCAGCCGGCGCATCCGGCGGCGAGCCCGCAGCCGAGCCCGCCATCACCCAGCAACGGCGCCGCCGCGCCGAACGGGACAGCGGCGCCGACGGCGGATCCGATCGATGGGCTGATTCGCGCCTATCGCGAGCGCAACGCGCCGCCGGCGGCGGCGAATGGCGCAGAACCACCGTCGCCGACGCCGCACAGCAATGGCCAGGCGCCACCGGCAGCGGCCGCAGAGGGGTATAGCGGGCCGGTGCGGCTGACGATCGACGGCCGCACCGGCGATTTCACGCCGGAACAACTCACCACCGCGCTGCGCCAGGCGCACGACTACACGAACAAAACAAAACAACTCGCGGATTTCACCCGCCAGGTGAATGAGCGCGCCGAGGCGATCAACCGCATGATGCCGGTGCTGGTGCCGGAGATTGAGCGGCAGATCGGCATCCTCGATGCGCAGCTCGGCAAGCAGCCGGATTGGCGCAAGCTCGCGGAGACGGATCCCGCGGAATACCAGCGCCAGGATGCGGCCTGGAAAGAGGCGGCCGCGGAGCGGCAACGGCTCGATGCGCTGATGCAGGTGCAACAGCAGGAAACTGAGCAAACCCGACAGGCACGACTGGCCGAAGGCCATGCGCAACTGGTGAAGGCGTTGCCTGGCTGGGATGACGCCGGGCAGCGCGGCAAACTGCAGTCGGAAATGATCCGCTGGGGACGCGCGCAGGGATTCCCGGAAGCCGAGTTGAATTCGCTGTATGAGCCGCGCCATGTCATCGCGCTTTTTAAGGCGATGGCGTTCGATCGCATGATGCACGGCGTGCGATCCGATGCGCCGATCGTGCCGCAGGCGCAGAACGGCCGCGCGCTGCCGCCGACGCAACAGGTGGGCCAGGCGCAAGAGGAATTCTCCCGCCGGCCGACGATGCGCAACGCCGTGAGCCTGCTCAACGCCCGCCGGCGGGTGCAGCACTAGCCGACACTCTTGACAGAGCGGCGCCGCCTCGGCTTGGATGGTGCCGCGGCGGGACATGGCAGTCTCGGCCTTATGGCCGTTACCAAGCAACGCCCGGCGCAGTCGTCGCGCGCAGTCCATCGTGACCAAGCGCGCGGCGCGGACGTGCCTCTCGCCGACGGAGTGACCAACCGCGGGCATCGTCATGCGGATCGGAGTCCTGGCGCGGCCAGGTGACCCACCGATAGCGCCATGATGTTTCGGAGTCTCCATCGCGTGAATCGCTGATCGGTTCACCAGTCGCGCGCCTCGCGCGACGCAGATGGAGTCGCGTCATGGCCTTGCCCACAATGTCACCCGCACCGACCAACACGTATATCGAAACCACCGCGCCCAACGTCCGCGAAGACCTGGCCGACGTGATTTACCAGATCGATCCGACCGAGACGCCGATGGTGTCGCTATGTGCCCGTGTCGGCGCCGAGCAGGTGAACACCGAATGGCTGGTGCAAGAACTCTACCCGGCCGCCAATGTCCCGCAACCCGAAGGCTTTACCGCGGCGATGTCGCCGGCGAAGAAGCCGCTCCGCTTGGGAAATGTGTGCCAAATCCTGGCGCGGACGGTGGCGGTTTCGGACACGTTGCGCGTAGTGGATCAAGTCGGAGACGAAGAGTACTCACGTCAGGTCGTCATGCGCGGCCTGGAACTCAAGCGCGACCTCGAACTGACCATCACCGGCGAAACCGTCAAGACGATCGCCGATCCGCGCGTGCTGGCGGGATTCCAAACCTGGTGCAGCAATGGCTCGGTCGGCGCCGGCACTGGCGCGTTTCCGACGGGGGACGGCACCAACGGCCATACCGCCGGAACGCTACGCGATTTGACGCTGAATCTGGTCGAGGACGCGATCCAGGCGTCGTGGAACTCCGGCGGCAAGATCACCACCGCGCTGATGTCGGCCAGTATCAAGCGTTGGTTCTCGAACATGGCGCAGGGTGGCACTGCGAACCCAACTGTGGCGCAAAACATTGTGCAGGCAACGGCGCCGCATCCGGTCACCATCGTGGGCGCGGTCGGGGTGTTTCTCTCGGACTTCGGCGCAATCGATCTGGTGCCCGACCGCTATATGCCGGC